CCTGCCACAGACGGATTGTTCAATACCGGGCCGCCCATGCCTGTCAGCGGGCGCTGGAACGGCACGGGGGCGATACGGGGCGGAACTGCAGGAGTAGCAGGGGCTACGGGCCTTGCACTGGCCGGCAGCGGCATAGGTGGGGGGCGGTTAGGCCGGGGGATCGGGAGTGGCGGCGCCATGCTCGGCGGTGTGGGCGAGCCGCCAACAGCCATTCCAATGCGGGCAACCTGTTCCGGCGTGAACTCGCCGTCTAGGGCGGGGGCAACGGGGGATGGCGGGAGCCGCGACTGCATAGCAGGCACTTGGGCCGCACGGACCCGATCGGATGCGGAGATGCCAGTCTGGGCAGGCGTGAGCTGCCCGATCTGGTTTGGCCGCACAGGAACAGTGGGAATGCTCGCCACCACCCGAGTGGTGTTCGGACGGGGACGCGGCATGGGCGGCATTGCTGCTGGCGTCGTGGTGGTCGGGATCACAGCAACCACACCTGTCGTATTCGGACGCGGGCGTGGAGGAGGCGGCAATGTCACCGGGAGGGACTGCACAACTCGAGTGGAAGGCGGCTGCCCAATTGCGGAGCGCGGGAGCACGGGCGGCGCACGATCCTGGCCCACGTAGCTCTGTGCCACGCCAACAGGCATGGGCGGGGCTGAGCGGGGCTGCACATAGGCCTGGAGCGCGGATGCGAGCGCCGGGTTCGTCGCCGAAGCCGCGGCCTCAACAGATCGATCGATATTGCCGGGCGCCGTGATGTCCTGCTGCGGTACGGGAGCCGCGGCGGGCGCAGGAAACATTGAGGCATACCAGTCAGGCGCCGCGCCAGACATGGGTGCGGAGCGAACGGCGTCACTCGGAGAGGGCGGGCGGCGCACCGGGAGAGGCGGAGGATCGCGGAGCGTGCGAACGTTCAGTGAGGGCGTGGCCGGCACCGGCGCCCCGTTGGGCAGACCATTAGGCGGCACAGGTCGATACGAATAGAAGGCGTGGTCGCCGTACTCTCCCGTGGGGCGCATGGCGCTTGCCCAGCTCGGGCGAACAATGTTCGGGTTGAAATAGTGGTCGGCGCCGCCGGTCGGGTCACCAGGCTGTTGAGCAAGCTGCCACGCTGCCTGTGCGGCATTGACCGCCTGGGGGTCTCTCTGGGCGCGAACAGCCGCCGGTCCGGGATCGGAATAGCCGGTAAACTGCCTTGCCTGCCGCACTACCTCTTCCGGCGTCATACCGGTCTGGGCGGCGCGATTGAGGATCACCTCGGCAACCCTGCGCATGCCTTCCGGACCTTCCGCATAGGCTTCGGCAATCAGGGTATTGATGATATCGTTCGGCATAGACAGATATCCCTCTGGGAGGCCACGGCTGGAGATGGGCATGCGACTTAGGCGACTGGCTCTGATGCTCGGGTTGGCCGCATCCATGTGCGCCCCCGCCCTCTCTCAGGAGGCAGACTTCGGTGCGTTTGCGTTGATGCCCGACGAGCCCGGCGCCGCGATGATGGTGGGAAGGATTAACCCGAGCGCCCCGCTCGACCTGCGACGGATGCTCAAGGACAATCCGAACGTTGAAATGCTGGCGCTCCACAGCGAGGGTGGAGACGTAACCGCGTCCCTGCTTGTCGCAGAGGAGATACGCTCCCGCGGTCTCGACACCTATGTCCCCGAGGGTGCGGAATGTGTGTCTGCCTGTGCCTTCGTGTTCTTCGCCGGCAAACAGCGCCTAAACCACGGCAAGGTGGGCGTTCACCAGGTCTATGGCGCCGTACAGGACGACTATTCCACCCAGATCGCGGTCGCCGATATTCTCGACAGCTTCCGCCAGTCTGATGTGCCGGAGAAGGTCGTCTCCGATATGCTCCGAACGCCGCCGGCCAGCATGCGGACCTATGACGCAGACGAGGCCGAACAGTTGGGCCTTAACCGCATCACTCCTGGCAGTCCGCTTGAAATGGCAGCAGAGGCGGTGCGGCCCTCCCCAACTGGAACCCTCCCCCGAGCTAAAGACCGCTACGACCTCGGGGACGGTTGGGTCGAGGAAGTCCACCAGATCCCCGAAGCCATGACGCTTGAGCAGGCATTCTTCCGGATGGGGATGGTTCGATCCGAGTTCGCCCCTTTTGGGGATATGATCCGCCGGTTCCTGAAGTCTGACACCGCGCCGGCATGGACAGAGTTCACTGTGCTGTTTCCGCCTGACCGGCCGCGTTATCCAATGCGAATGATGGTATCGACACCCGCGAGTGCAGACGGCCGGATCACTCCTCTTGTCACTGTCGAGCGAGTTGCCAACGGCAAGGTTAAAGTGATGGCTGCGACGCCACAGACGCCCTAGTTTGCGAACCACAAGAAAGCCGATACAAGGAGCCCCGCAGTGAGTGGCGGGATCTTAAGATGATGGCCTTCTTGAAAGGACTAGCGCCAATTGGTTTGGGTGCGATGATCTGGTACATTGGCCAGTATCAATCCTTTGTCCTCGCCTTTGTCGTCTTCGCCGTGGGGGTTCTTTATTCCTTGGCCGGTATAGAACAGCGCCTGGATAGAATAGCGCATTCACTTGATGCAAACTTTGAACGCCTGCGCCATTTGCAGCGGTGGGACAACGATATTGACGCGTGAAATAAACCTGTCACCTCACGAGTACCGCAGAGGATCGCTGCGCCAGCACCCATTGGCTCACAAGGTCTTCATGCGCTCCGCTTCGCTCGTGGCGATCTGGTTCGTGTTGGTAGTGGCTTTCGGGAGACTGGTAGACCATGGCCTCCCTTGGTGGTGCATCGCGCTACCTGCTTGCGCTCCCGCGGCACTCCTAACCTTCATCGCACTGAGTTTGGACGACTAAGCATCCAGCCGAATGATCTGCCCATTAGGCAGTTCCAACAGGCGCGGGCCGAGGTTCTGCTCCAATAAAGTGGTCGTGGCCTTCGGCTGTAGAGGTGATGCGCCAATTCTCGGAATGGGAGGAGAGCCGCCGGTTCGCACAGTGTTCGTAAGCTTTTCGACATTCCCTGCTGTCGCACGATCGGCCAGGCTCTTGGCGACCAGACCCGCCGCCGGGCCTGCTGCCATCATCGGGTTGGTTACGGTAGCCCCGAGCCCCAAAGCGGCCATGAGACCGTTCCCGCTGGGTGACAGCTTGCCGACGAGCCGAAGCATGTCCTGCAGTTTGCCTCCGCCCATGATCACGGCCTCCATCTGAGCCAACTCGTCCTTGGTAAAACCCCTGGACTTCTTCGGGTTCTGGACGATCTTGCGCAGCTCCTGCCGGATTGCGTTGTCAATGTTCCCGCCCGAACCGGTACTTGCAGCGCGCAGACGAGCATTATTCAGCGCATCCTGCAGCGTTTCCGACTTGCGGAGCACCGTGTTCGCCTTGCGCGCTGTCGTGATTGCCCAATTTGCCGTTTGCCCGGTAGCCCCGCTGATCTGGCCGGGGCCAGCCTTCTCAATGAAGTCGTCAATGGCGTCGATCATGTGACGGCCCATCTCGGCGTCACCTTTCGTGCCGGAGTCGATCACGTCGCGCCGGATCTGCTGCCGCAGTTGGTCAAGACGCCCCAGAGACACAGGCCCACGGCGGTCCTCTAGGCGCTCCAGAAGCCTTACAGCGGCCTTATGAACGCCATCCGGAGCTGGGTCGATATTCGCCTCTCCAACCCGCCGGAACATGTCGGCGTAAAGGCTGTCTATCGCCTCATCGGAATAGCGCGCCCCTAGCTTGTCGACATTGGCATACGCAGCGTCCTTAATCGCGTAGAGGTCATCGATCTCCGGAACTGCGGCACGGGCAGCGCCTTTGGCCGCTGGGGCCGCGATGCGTGCTGCCGGCGTGACGGGCGTCACCATGCTGGCAAGGTTGGCGGCGTCATCCATCATGCGGCGGTCAAAGGGCTCGACTGCTCCGTCAGCCCCGACACGAACTTCGTCATACTCCCCCTGCAGCGCCTTGCCGGGGGCTTGAATTGCGTTCCATGCGTCGGTGAGAAGCTGAGGCATCGCCAGTCGGGCGGCGCCGGTGCCTTCCTGAAACTGGATGGGGACCAAAGCGCCGGGTGCGCCCCAAGCGGGCTCCGTCGCTGGTTTGGATGTGGGCGAAGCTGCCTGTCCCGCTGTTACGGCAGCGGCGGGGGTGGCGACCTGTGGAGTTCGTACCCCCATCTGGGCCGCAATCTCCTCCACAGCCGCGTTCTGCTGCTCAGGAGTCATGGCGAGGAACTCGTTGCCGACCTTGACCCTTTTCCCACCGATGTTCAGCGTGACATTTCCTGGAGCCTGGGCAGGGGCTTGGGCCTGCCTCGTCGGTGGCAGAGCTGGCGCGGCAGTGGGCGAGCCGCCGTTGATGATGCGCTGCAACTCTTCATCTGTGACGAAGGTCTGAACGCCATTCTGCACGATAAAGGACCGGCCTTGGCCGTTCCCCATCCGCTTGGCGTCCCAATAGCCGTTCTGGCCGTCTTCTGTGGAGAGTGGGCGGAGCGTAGCCATTAGGGTTCAATGCTCCAGCTTAGGCCGCTAGACGTTTGCCCCACAGTCCCAAGGCCAGGAGGCTGGTAGGAAGGCCCGGCCGCTCGCGCCACGCCCTGAATGGCGATTTCACGATTGCGGCGCTTCTGCTCGATCACTTCGGGCGTGTCCCCCGGCTGGGGGAAATACTGCCGGGCTGCATTCTGGAACTCGCTTTCGGCGATAGCAGCGCCGGACTCCCGGCGGAGGATTGCGTTCACGAAGTCCCGCTGCGCCTGCTCGGCTAGCTTGCGTTCGTTGCTGGTCAGGAAATTGCCCACACCCGGGACTGCGCCTGCCGTCGCCTGCACCGGATCAACCTGCGCCTGCGTGATCTTAGGATCATCGAGGATGGAATTGGCATTTGCCATGCGGTCGGCGTAGCCACCGGCCAGAGCCTGGCTGTTGTTCATGTCGATGTTGGTGCCGCCTGCGCGGGCAATGTCGGTCTTCCACGTCGTGAAGTCGCCGGTGTAACCCTGCTGCTGGGCGAACTGGTATTCCTGCATCGCGGTTGTTGGGTCGGCTCCCGCCCCCTGCCCCAAGAACTGCGCGAACTCGGGGTTGTCTTGCGCGAACATGAAGTTTCGCTGCTCGGCCGTGTAGTCCGGCGTTTGCGGCTGCATGCGCTTCAAGGCTTCGTTGAACGCAATGTCAGCCTGCCCGGCATCTACCAGCGGCAGGAGGTCGTCATATCCCTTCGACTGAAGGAACTGCGCCGTGGCGTTGATTTGCTGCAGGCGCTCGGCTTCTGCCTTCTGCTGCGTTGCGTAGGCATCGTCCTGCTCGCGGCCTTCCATCGCGCCTGCGGCACCAGCCGCAAGGCCGTCCTGCCAATTGCGCGCACTCAAGAGGCCGACGCCGAACTGCCCGATGGCGTTCCGGCGCGAGTCAAAAGCCTTGTAGAGCGGGTTTTCGCCGAGCCACGGGCTGAGAAGTCCTGCCATGATGTTCTCCTAGAACAGGGCGCCAGCAACAGTTGCAGCAGTGCCAAGGGCCGTCTGCCACCATGGGGCTTCTTCCCGCACGCCCGCGGTGTCCTGAGAGCCGTTCATCAGGGTCATATACCGGGCGATGTGGGTGTACGGATCGCGTCGCTGGAACAGGTCGTAGTCGGCCATGAGCCGGGCCTGTGCGTCGGTGTCGCGCATTTGCCCGACCTGCAGCGCCGTCTGGTTCGGCATCTGTGAAGCCTCGTATATGCCCGGAAGCGCAGCCATCCCCGCCATGCGGTTCGCCACGCCCTGCTGGCCCATGCCAAAGGCTGTGCTGGCGGCAGTCATCTGATTGCCGAACGCCTGCTGGCGCGTCCCCTCGATTGCGCCGATGGCCTGCAACTGACGATCGCGTTCGGTCTCATATTGCTGAGAGCGCGCCGAATTGTTGAGATCGCCGAGCGCTCCGGTCAGTTCGTCCATGTGGACGCTGGAGCCGGTGCGTCCTGAACTGCCTAGGGAAGCCATGACATCGGCATAGGTGTCATCGGACGCCCTGCGCAGATTGGCTTCAAAGTATGGATTGGCGCCGTTGAGATACTGCCCCCGAGCTGTGCCCAGAAGTGTCTGTTCGGTGAGCGAGGGGCCGCCCGCAGCCGCGCCAAGGCCTTCCACCTCTCGCAGGTTACGCCCCATTCCGTTGGCGAAGCCGCCATTGCCGATCAGGGCCTGTGTTCCAGCCATCGCGCCATTCATGTAGCCTTGGGAGGCGTTGGCGGTGGACGCAATATTGTTCAAGGCCGTATTCGTCCGCCCGCTCAATCCAGCATAAAGCGGGGCCTGGTAGACCTGGTTTCCGGCATTGAATGCGTTGTTGGCCGCCGCGCCGAGAGACTTGCCGAAATCGCTGGCGTTGAAGTTGCGGGGCGTGACGCTGCCCGGAATACCGCCGGGGTTTGCGCCGCCACTGCCAGAACCGCCGCGAGAGCTTCTGCCGCTCATCCTAGACTGCCTTTCTCAGGACATCGCCGTCCTGCTGATAGTCGGGAAAGAGGCGTCCCCAGGTGGAGACCCTGCCTTCCATTCGCACTTCGTCGCACCCGATCTCACGGGCCATGTCCTCGATGCTGCGCACGGCCTGCTGCATGAAGGCGCGGCGCTGTTTCGGCCCGCCCTCTACCTTGCCGCCGAGGTGCACTACCCACACGGCACGCTCACCGGTTGCCGCTATCCCCTGGCTGAGCAGCAGCACCGCATCAGCCCCGTCCCTCACCCGAAACACCGTCATGTCGTCGGCGAGGATCTCCGCCAGTGCTGTCTCTGCCGTGGTGCCGGGGTCCAATTCAAAGGACGGCGCGAGGATGTCGGCCAGGTCCGACCACTGCGCCGCCACCTCGGCAGCATCGAGCCTCTCGAACTGCATCAGTTGGTCGGCAGCGAATGGGTTGTGTGGACATGCAGCCGGTTGGCGGCACTCGCGGTCCCGCGCAATGCCGACCCGAAGGCCAGGTATTGGTCGATCTGGAGCCACAAACTGCCATTGGCACCGATCGTGCGCGCTCCCGACAATTGGAAGGTCGTGGTGCCGTCGTACACGTCGAGCACGATGTCGGTGGCAGTGCCGGTGGCCTCGGCGATATAGACCGAATGGATGAAATTGCCGTTCTGCGAGGCCTGCAGCAGCACCGTTGGCGTGGTCGTGGAAAGGATGATCCGTTCTGTCTGCGGAATGCCCGTGGCAATACCATGAAGGCTCATCGTGCGCCTCCACTCGTCAGTTCAAGGCCATCGAAACCGCGCGTGACCGTCCACGTTTCCTGCGCTGGTACGGTAATCCGGAAGGTCAACACCTTGCCCCGCGCATTGACCGGCGCCCTGCCCGACTTCTGCATGGCGACACCGGGCTTCCATGTGATCTCGTCGGCCAGCCGGTCGCGGTAGCCCACCTGCACCTGCGCATTGGCGGCATCGGTCAGCGGTGTGATCGAGCGGATGCGATTGCTCTGGACGGAAATGGAGGATGAAGTCTCGCTGACCGCCTCGAGCGGGAACCCATCGAAGAACCCGAACTTGCCGCTCGCATCGAGAGCCGCCAGCCGCGGCTCACCGCCGGAGAACGCCCGGCTGTCTAGCGGAATAGTGATACTGTCCAACGGCCCATAGATGACATCCATGGCCTCCAGCGTCAGTGCTGGGCCGGCAAGGGTGAACAGCGCCATCGTCTGGGCTTCGATCTCCGACCATTCCCCGAGCTCGTAGTCATAGGCGATGGCGTTGGAGAAAACCGTCTCGCTGGCCGTCGCCTGGTCCTGGTAGCGGAAAACAATGCGGGTGTTGACCTTGTCGACCGCTGCCTGAATGGTGTTCAGCCCACTAGCAGACAGCCGGGCAATAAAGCTCTTCGACACCTTGTCCTTGCCGATAGCCGTGAGGCTGCCGTCCGGACCGATCATGTAGAAGCCGTCCGTGTCCACGAAGAACGCCCGCCCATCCACGGCAACCATGGCCTCTGCGTTGACGCAGCCCCGGCCGGCGTAGAGAAGACGGGTGTCATAGAGCTTTCCGTCACTGCGGCGGAATAGCCCACGAATAGCATTGCGCTGCCAGACGACCGCGAAATCCCCGTTCAGCTCGACGCCACAGATCAGCTCCTCGCCATCGGCAAAGGACTGTGTTCCCGCACCTTTGGCCCCGGACTGCCAGAGCGTGGCATTCCCGATCGCGGAGTTGCGCATCAGCCGGTTGTCGGTGTCGCAGTCGAGGGCGAACATGGCATTGAAGGCGGTGAAGATGTATCGGGCCTTGGGAGCCCCAGCGACTGCTGTAGGAGGAGTGCCCAAGTCGACATCGTAGATGAGCATGCCGTCCGTAGTATTGGTGGCATGGAGGTTGTTGCCAAAGCGGGCGAAGGACCATGTGTCGCCCGGCGGCAGGGAGTAACCGCTGCCGATCTGGGTCCATGTGTAATCGGCCTGCAGGCGCTGCAGTGTGGTTGGCGTGCCCACAACAGCGCTATAGGCCCCCGTGCTGTTGACGATGGACACAGCGCCTTCCGGAACCCCCGGCAGAGCCGTAGCAGAGGCGGCAATCGCCAGCCCCGGCATGGGCTTATGAGCCAATCCGGCTTCGTCCCGCGTCAGCAGCACATTGCAGGCGCGGCGGGCCACGGACGCGTTGCTTTCCGCCAGATCAGGGCGATAGGAGCCGATCGGGATCACGGCGTCACGCCCCGGCTACGGAGACCCGCGCCGCCGAACTGTGCGGCGATCGACTGCAGATTGAGCGATGACAGGATATTGGAAGCCTGACTGGCATAGAGCGCCGCACCCTGCACGTTCTCGAGGAACACGCTGGCTTGGCTCAAGCACGCATAAAGGTAGGCGTCCGGTGCGATCTCCAGCAGCCAGTTGGTGGGGTTGCTGTCGCTCAACCCTGGAAGCCGGGAGCGGTAGATAACGTCCAGAGTTCGCGACGAACCGTCGGCGACGTAGATCTGCCCTCCTCCCAATGAATAGGTGCGGTAGGGCTGCCCGCCATAGGACATCGCCACCAGCGAGATGAACCCAGTTGGCAGGTCGGCATAACCACTCGCGTCAGTGGTTATCGTCCCGGTGACTTCCCGCTGATAGCCGTTTAGCTCTCGGTTCAACCAGCTTTCCGCCATCTGAATGATGGTGGGAATGCGGTTGATCAGGTCGGTGTCGCCCTCACGCTCCAGCCAGAGCTGGATTTCGGTCACCAGGTCGTCGTGAGTGGACATCTCAGCCATCAGATATGCCCCTCTCGCGTCCGGAAAGCCTGGTTGTCGCTGTCGTTGAGGAAGCGCCGCAGGTACTTGTCGTCCTGCTGCCGGAAGGCCTCGTTCAGCCCCAGCTTTTCGTCGTAGAGCAGCCCGACTGGAATGGATGCGACCTTGGTCATTTCGCCGAACCGTCGGCCCTGCGATGCATTGCGCTCGACGGCATTGGCTTGGATGATGTTGTCGACGGGGTAGTCCTTGCGGATGTGCAGGGTCTGCCCATCCCACCGTTTCCAGACGTAGCGCACATTGGGAATTGAGAGCTCGTGGTCGAGCTCCCAATCTCCGTCACGGATGACCATCGATCAGCCCGGCAGAGGGTCGTTGCGCTTCGCCTTGCCGGCGTCGAGCAGCTTCTGCGCATTGGGCTTGGTCGTGCGGTAGTTCCGGCCTTCCTCGCTGTCGGCGAGAACCCGGCGCGTGCCGCCATTGCCGTCGTCTTCCCACACGTCGTGGGTCAGGGTGATCGGCGTGTTGCGCTTCTCGCCCTGGGTGGCGGCATCGTAGTCCACTTTGCCATATTCGGCAGGGGGGATTGCCCCAGTGACCTGCCAGTCGGCACGGCCTTCCAGAGCGGCCTGGATCTCGCCACGCAGGCGGTTATCGTCCCATTCCGGGTCCACCCGGATATTGAGCTCGTTCGCCTTGCGCACCAGATAGGGGCGTTCGTTCTGGTCGGGGATGATGTTGTTGTCGATCTCGCGATTGCCGGAGGCCGAAACGGTCTCATGGATGACCTTGGGGGTTTCCTCGGTCTTGAGCTCGTTCCCCTTGTCGTCGCGGGGCTTGTCGGCCACGTATTCGACGCGGGAGGGCTGGCCCTCGGTGAGGGTGCGCGGGTCGGTGTGGCGCTGATCGGGATTGCCAGGGCCAGGGCCGACGTTCTTGACGAAATCCACCGCATTGGTGCGCCCGTCCTCGTTCTTCTGTTCGGCAACGGTATCGGCCTCGACTTCCTCGCCATGAGGATTGGAGGTTTCTTCCGACTGCGCCGGCCAGTGATCGGGGCTCACCGTCTGGTCTTCGGACTTGGGCGGCGTGGCGGTCGAGCTGGCTGCCTGTTCGGCCTGTGCCTCATCGATCTTGCGCTGCAGGGTTTCGTCCGACCAACGGCTATCAACCTTGATGCCGAGGTCTTCAGCTTGCTTCTTCAGGGATGCCATTTCGGCCCTCCTCTTGAGGAAATGAAAAGAGGCGCCCGAAGGCGCCCCAACTGCTCGTCATGCAGGAGTGATTAGCTCGCAGCGGTCAGGCCGAAGATGTCGGCAATGACGCCGTTGGCGGCTTCGTTCTCGACCTTGAGCGTACCCTCGCCGATCATGACGAGCTTTTCGGCATCGCCGGTCTTCGCCACGTCCGGCACCTGGGCCAGCGGGCGGAGCCAGAGCCAGGAGAGGCTCTCATAGTCGATGAGGAAGGCGCGGCGGGCGGTTGCGGCGGAGCCGGCCATTACCCGGTCCATCTCAACCTTGATGAGGCCATAGGGGCTCATATAGGCGTCGACGGAGCCGTTGAGGGTCATGCCGCGGCCATTGGTCGGAACGCTGACCCACTGGTTGGCGACGTTGGTGTCCGACATGAAGGTCGAGAACACCGACTTGACGTATGGCGCCACCACCATGGATGACACCTTGCCGCCGGAACCGTATACAGCCCCCATGACGGTATCGAGCAGAGCCTTGGTCATGGCCCGCTGGGTGCCGATGGTTTCCGCCACGGTGAGGCCTGTGCCGGAGTTAAACCCGCCATTGGCACCACCAGTGCCGCGGGATACGTTGGTGGTCAGCCAGGACGGCAGCCCCCCGGACACGCGGGTTGCGCCGCCAACAGACGCCGAGTTGGCGACGATGGACAGTTCAACGTCCTTGCGGAGCGCAATGCCCATCTTGGCCTTCTGGTAGGCCATCTTCTGGTTATTGCCGGCATTGTCGACCGCTTCCTGGGTCTCAGAGATGATCTTGGAGTCGCGGAAGATCTGGGTGTAGTTGCCCACACGGGTCGGCTGGGTCGTGGCATTGAAGGCAAATTCGTCACCTTCGAGCTGCGCATTGGCAGCCGGCGCGCGGAGCGTGTCGATCAGCCATTCGGGGTGCGTGGTGTTGCACGTGCCCTTGTCGATGCCGGAATAGACGGGGGTATCTTCCGGGGTGATCCGGTTGATGATGTCGGAGAGTTCTTCGCGATTGCCACCCGCAGCGCCGACGCCGGTCGTCTGCAGGGTGTTTGTGATGACAGCCATGTTGACTATCCCTTACCTTCGAGTGCGAGGATGGCCGCGGCCGCGTCCTTGACGCCTCCGGACCGTTTGAGCTTGTCCATCGCAGCTTGCTTCTGGCGGTGCTGGTGCTGGCCGGGGTTGAGCCGCTTGCCGCCCTTCTGAACGGGCGGGCGACCTTCCACCTTGGCACTGACCTTCGCCTTCGATGCCTGCAGTTGGCGCCACTTCACCGCATCGGCCAGCACGAGTGCCTGCCGGTGGTCGAAGGAGATGGCTTCCTGCAGTTGGGGAACGGTGTAGCCCAGCGATGTCGCATAGGCTTCGATGCCGCTGAAGAATGCCGCTGCCTTGGCTTGGTCCTTGAGATCAGGGACTGCCTGGGCGAGCGCGGCCCATTCCTTCTGGGCATGCTCCTGCGCCTGCTGCTGCTGTTGCATCTGGGCCTGCTGGGCCTCGTATGCCTTCTGCTGCTGCAGGTAGCTGAGCTGTTCCGTGCGCGCCTTGTATTCCTGCTCCTGCTGGAGATAGCCCAGAGGGTCGGATTTCAGGAGCGCGGGGTCCGGTGGCTGTGGTGTAAACGACTCGAGCAACTGAATTGCGAAGTCGCGCACCTGCACCGTTTGCTGCTGCGTCTGGTTGAATTGTTCGCGTTCGGACTGGAATGTCTGCTTTTCCGCAGCCAGGGCCTGGGTCTTCTGCGTGTAGTCGGCGTTCTTGAGACTGCCGGCCTTGAGTTCCGAAACCGTGACGATGGTGCCGTCCGGAAGCTTGACGCGGGCATCGTCCGCAACAAAGCGGCCCTGCCCGGCTTCCGGTTCGTCTTCCTCGTCTTCGGTCTCAGCCTCTTCGTCGGCTTGGTCTTCCTCGTCGCCGCTTTCGCCGTCCTCTTCCTCGCCATCCTCATCGGGGGGCAATTCGTCGTCGGCGGGGGCTTCGCCTTCGTCCTGCTCTTCACCGGTTTCGGCCTGGTCCTCTGGGACTGCCTCTGCCTTGTCGAGTTCGGTCATGGCGTTGATCGCTTCGTTCATGGAGAGCGGAGCGTCAGGGGTCGTCGTCACCTCGCTAGAAGTGTCGTTCATCGGTTCACCTTGGGGATGTGCCAATCCGCCCGCTGACTTGCCCGGTCGCGGGGTCTAGGGCGGTTGTTGGCGTGGATTATCCGGTCAGGCGACCGGCTTTAGGCTCCGCGCTTTACCGCGGAGGATCTGGTTGGCAATCTCGGTCGTGAGACGGTCGATTGCCTCAATGGTGGCGCGCTCCTGCACGACGGCAGCCCGGAGGGGGCCAAGGTCGGCATCGGACAGAACCCCGTCCACCAACTGCTTGTTGAGGTCAGCCAAGCGCTCTTCAGCAGCCTTGTAGATGGCGAGAACAGCCACGGAAAACGAAGGATCGGTACGCAGCCGCTCTGCCTCGGCGGCGAGCGTTTCCATGGCGTAGCGTTCGGCTTCGTCCATCATCCCGGCTCTCCGCCCATGCTGACTTCAGACGTGGATACGCTGGGTTTCGTCAGCGCGCCCAAGGCGCCCATCTCGCGCTTCAACTGCAGTTCCGCGACCATCTGCTCGCGCTTCAGACCCAGCTCGGCCGACAATTGCTCGCGCTTGAGCTGCATTTCGCCGGCGAGCTGCTCGCGCTTGAGGTCGAACTCCATCTGCATTCGCCGATCGTCCATCTGCATGCGGATCTGCGCGTCCTCTCGATCAGCCTGCAGTTGTGCCTGCTTGATCTGCATGTCGGACTGCGCACGGGCCTGCTCCAGTTGAACCTTGGGGTCCGGCTGGCCCTTGCTGGCCTCGATGAGCTTCTTGCCCTCTTCGATCTCTTCCGGGTTCACCTCGGGGATGAACAGTTCCGGAGACCGGATGCCCGCGCTCTCTACCTTCCGCTCCAGCGTGTTGTAGAGGTAGGGCAGCATGTCGAGGGCCTTTTCGGCAAAGCCTGCCTCACGCAGCCCCTGGATCAGCATGATCTGGTCCTGCTGGATCACCGAGAGCATGGCCATGTCCCGGTCGCGGGAGCCAGTGCCCAGACCCACATTGATGGAGATGTCCATATCGGCATTCCAGTGCCGGGGGTCGATCTCCACGAACTTGCCGCGGAGGCGCACGGTGCGCGCCATGTCGCGGTGCTTGATCTCCAGCTTGAGGATGGCCCGGAAGACGTTCTTCCAGCCCAGCTCCGCCATGTTGCGGGCGATGAGCTCTATCTGCGAATAGGCCGCGTCCCGGCTCGTCTGCACGGCCGTCGCGGTCTGGTTCTGCAGCGTGTCCGGGTCCAGCGCCATGGTGGATCGGGAGACGCCCGTCCGGCGCTCGATGACCTGATCCTGATAGGCAATCGCCTCAAGGGCGTTCCCCGCAACGAACGGCACCGGGAGCGGCGTCAGCGTGGCATTGGCCTCGCCGAAGATGTGCTGGCCGAAGGCGCTGTCGAACAGGGCTTCGGGGTTGACGATCTTGCCCGTCGAGAAGGTGCGCGGGTTGTTGCTGGCGTAGATGTTGTCGAGGAACTGGCGGTGCAGGACCGTCTTGACCCGCTGCACGTCCATGGTCTCATCGGCGATCGACCGACTGTCCCAGCGATGCGGAACGGGATCGCACGGGATGGCATAGAACGGGGTCTCGTCTTCCCAGACTTCCCACGGCTCCTTGGCGCCCTCCGGCGTGAGCAGCATCCCGCCGTTCTTGTGCCCGGCCCAGAACACCCGCACGGTCTCGGCAACGCCATCACCGTCGATGTCCACGCGCAGATAGCACTCGTAGAGGTCGATGATCTCCATGGAGGGGTCCGCAGCGGAATGCGTATCCTGCCGATCGCGGGCAAGCCCTTCGTCGCTGTCCTCGGGCGTTGACCCAAGACCCTCAACGGCATCCCGGTCGAAGCCCATCTCGATGAGCTGCGAACGGGTGCGCTCGCGCCGGTGGGCCTGAAAGCGGGCCTCCTGGCATTCGGTCGCATCGCCATCGATGATGTAATCCTCTGGCGCAATGCACTCGACGACCGTGCGCCCCTTGCTCTTGAGGCGCTTGATCTTCACGTCGAAGGTCGGGAGCGAGACCGCGCCACCCATCCCGTCAGGCACCTCGATCGGGTCGGCGTTGCTGGCCTGCAGGACTTCCACGTCCTCGTCATCGACCAGAATGGCGCGCTCTTCCTCGGTCAGCCCGGTATGGAAGGAGACTGCATATTCCGGCGTGTCGTCCCAATAGGCCTTGACGATGCCGTCACCACCAAGAAGGCTGTCCCACGTCGCCGAGTGGACGATCTTATAGCCGGGGTTGTCCTTCCAGAAGACGTAGTTGATGCCGTCCGTCGCCTGCTTGGCGCCTTCCTGATCTTCTGGCCCGACAGGCTCGGCAACCGCCATGTGGTCAGAAGCCGTGAACACGCGGATGATGCCCGGAAGCATCCAGCCGACGGTATCGGCCACATCGCGGGAGACGACGGACGAGCGGCCCTTCTCTGCCGGCACATCGGGCATTTCGCCCTGATAGTACCGGATGGCATCAGCCTGGCGCTTGGCGCGCTCGCTGTTGTCCGTCTCAGCCGCTGCGATCTCTCGGGCGATGATGCCCTTGAGGTCGATTTCGTCCTTGCGGTCAGCCATTCAGAGAGGCCTTCCTGAAGCGCCATGGCTGAACCTCAGAGAAAGCCGACCCTTCAGCACACGGGAGCCATTTCTTCCCGCCATTTCCATTTGGCACGGCATACTGGCAGGTGACCAAGCGGCCTTGTTCGAAGATGTCTCGGAACAGATAAACCTTGCTGCCGTCCACCAGCCTGCGCGGCTGACCAACGAACCGGCGCAATGTCTCCCAGGGGAGTCCGCGGGTGGGCTGTACTGTCTTGATGTGTGCTATCCGCATTAGACGATGCTCCTCGATAGCGACCGGACGCGAGTGTTCACGATGGGCTTCTCGCCAACATCGTCATAGGCGATGCACATCAGCCCGAAGGCATCGGCGCCGTGGCTGGACCAGTCATGCTCCGGGCCAAGGCCGATCTGGCGATGCTCGTCGCGCTTCTCGTGGTAATAGCCCAGCGCCTCAATACCAGAGGCCGTGGTGTCTTCGTTGAACCACATGGCCGGGAACAGCCGGCGCCCCGCTTCGATGCGAGCCGATGCGGCGCCCCTGCCCTGGTTGGGAATGACCGTGACCTGATAGCCGGCCTGCCTCAGCGCGCTCTCGTAGGACACGTCATAGACCTTGTCCTGCGTCGAGCCGTCATGCGGCAGCCAGATCTGCGCCCGGTCCGGCGTATAGCCTCGCTGGCGCATCCAATTGACATGGGCGCCAAGCGGCTGGCCCACGGCCTCGTAATAGTCGAGAACGCGGATTTCCTTGCCGATGAACTGTGCCGCCCACATGGTGAAGGCGTCGGCCCTGGCCCCGGTCCCGCCAATGTCGGCAAAGAGCCGGATCGTCATTAGCGGGTCGGCAGCCACGCGCCCGATGCGCTTCTGTGCCTTTGCCTCTGCCAGCACCTTTGCGTAATAGGCGCCGCTGGCTATCGCAGCGTATCCACCTTCCCAGATATGATCGTACTGGTCAGGCGTGACCCGCAGGCAGTCCTGCCGCTCCTGCTCGAGTTCGGGCGTAAACCACGGATTGTCCCGCCAGTTGGCCCGAATGACGATGGCGCCTGTTGGCTTCTCTTCGCCCCTCAGCATCACGTCGACCGGGTCGGTCTTGCGGCGCGGGTTCCAGCTCCACCAGAGCTGAGAGCCGGTCGCGCGAATGGTCGGGCGCAGCAGGGAAATGGAATGCGACGTAGCCGCCTGCGCCTCTTCCCACCATGCCCGCTTGAAGCCTTCCAGCGATTTGATGCTGTCGGCCGTGTAGTCCTGCATCCCCTTGAAGATCATGATGCCGTCGCCGGGCGTTTCGATCACATCCCGGTAGACCTTGAAGCCATCCTTCTCGCCCAGGCCGAACGAAGCCAGCTTGCTCTCGATGAGCAGCTTGGACGATTGCGCCAGATCCTTCTGTACCTCACGAATACAGACCGACCGCAAACCCTCGCCGGTTTCTCCGGGTTCGGCCAGGCTGTCCTCGATCAGCATCTCTGCGAAGAAATGCGACTTGCCCGATCCACGGCCCCCATGCGCTCCCTTGTCGCGAGCGGGGGACAGCAGCGGCACGAAGACCTCGGCTGTCTTAATCCTGAGGACGGACAATGGCGCGCTCGATGCGATGGATCATCTGGATTGCGCCGCCCTCTTCACCGGTCAGAGCCTGAGGCACCTTGCCGTCGAGGCGATCTGCGATTTCCTTGATGGCGGGCACGTCGCCTGTGAGCGCCTTGTTGACCAAGGCATCGGCAACGGCGCGCAACTTGTCGCCGCCCTCGCCATGCGCTTCCTTGATGGCCACGCGCAGCATGTTGGCGAAGGTTTTCTCGCTGGGAGGTCTCCCTGCCATTTAATTCACCTAAGCTTTTGGAATAAATTGCTCTCCGACCCGCGTCGGGATCGGCATTTTGTGGAACAGATTTGCGCCCGGTGGCGGTGTACAGACACCGATCTCTCGTCCCCTGTGGGGGATTAGGCGGGGGTGGCTTTGAAGTAGTTTTCGCCCAGCCGGCGCTCGTGGAGAAGCCTCATGCCGTCACGCGTTTCTAGCTCCTGCTGCCAGCCTGGAATGAGCTCATCCAACTCATCAACAGAAAAGCCACCGCGACAGCCGCGCCCTTCAAGGTCTATCATTGCAGGTTGAGGCCCCCAACGCTTTGAGTAAGCCTCATAGGCGCGAAGGTGCATATCCCATGGGATGCGGCAGGATAGACGCTGAACAGGAGCGCGCTTTTCAGCCATCATCTCTCTCCTGACGTGACGAAGCCTACCGGGGGAACCGATGGGCTGGGGAATGGGTATCGATCGGGCGACCGTGGCTCAGGGGTGATGATGGTATATCGAAGCGGGCCGGGAGTTCGTCACGCTAGTTTGCCTGCCGCGATGCACGCCCCGTTTAACTGGCAAAGCACCCGCTTCGATATCAGCAGGGGTGATGGCCCCTGTCATGTTCAAATTCTGGACGTGCAGAAAATTAGGGTCACAGCTCTCGCTACCCCATCGGCCGGCGTGTGACTGGTCAACAGCCCCGCAAACAGAACACCGATGCGACAGGAATGCCGGATGTGGGAAGAAGGTTCAACACCTTTTACGCAGCAACCAGCTCCACCTGCGCCGGATCTAGTTCCATCGGCGTCATGCGACCAAAAAGAGATGTCAGTGCGGAGATCGTACCGTTTGCCCGAACCGACTCCACCTCGCCGATGTGACCAGCAAATGGGCCCGCAGTAATGCAAATTGAGACGCCTGGCTGGTAAACCGACTTCGCATCCTCACCCCTTCGCTCTTTGGCTGCCCGAGTCTGATCAAAGACCATGTTCAGCTGGGCAGCCATAATCTTCTCGACCAGGCGAGAAGGCACTGGAAACGGCTCCAACTCGCCCATGCCGTTGTAGACGCCAAGAACCCCCTTCACGCCGTCGCATTTGCGAAACGAGAACCAGTCAGGCGTGCCATGTGCCTCAACGAAGAGGTACCCCGGCATCAGATTGTGCTGCTTGGTGATCCATGCGCCGGTTCGGTGATGGCGTTTCTCAACAGAGAACTGCGGAGCATATGGCCCGAAGCCGGCTCGCTGCAGCGATGCGATCGCTCGCGGCTCGCAATTAGGGTTGGTACGGCAGACGTACCAGCTCGATCGATTGTTCATAATCGGCTCCTTGGGCAGGGAGCCGAACAGATGCGGTCAGGGCGAGAGCAAGGTGCCGGATGTGGGGAATGGGGGCAAGCGGGAGGTTATTCAGGTTATTCCGGGGGGGAGTATAGAGAACGGGCCTGAAATAGGGCAATGAGAACCTCCCTACCTGAATAACCGGAATAACTACATACATATATATAAGACATTGGTATTGTTAGATATTTTGTGGGAGGTTATTCAGGTTTTCGGGCCCTGAACAACCCCGGAATAACCGGGAATAACCTACCTATTTCCCCCTAAAATGGCAGGAGCAAACCCTGAATAACCGGTTGTTCAGGGTGGCGATCTCCTGAATAACCTCCCAAAGAAAAGGGCCCGAAGGCCCTAATCTCTGATCCACCGGTATACCGTTTTTGGTGGTCCGCCTTTCGGGCCGGGATCTACCCTTAAGGGCTCGATGTTCCCGCCATCGATTAGAGAGGCGACCACGTCCTCTCTGGCCTTCTTCTGAATACGGCCATCCAGCTTGTTGACCAGATCGGACTTCGAGATAGTCCCTGCCTGCCTCACGAGCCCCAGCACCAGCTTATGCTGCGCCTGCACCCAACTCTCGACCATGTCCCGGCGAACCATGCCAATGAACTGCTCTATCGAGTACCGAACCAAGTCGGCGGCGAAGGTCATGTCAGGTGCGGTAATTTGTACGGATGCTGGATCGCCTGGGCACCTGCCAACTGCAACAATCATCGCGACCCGTTTCACTTGCTCGGCAAACCGTCCCCACAACATCAGGGCGTCATCATCCTCCGATGCTCTCAGCATCTGCTGCTGCCATTGCCTGTTTGCTTCGTTCATTGCCTCCGCGGTTGCGTCGAAGGGAACCTGGATAGGATCGGCAGGATACCCGTCCCCTCTGGCAGCCATCGTCAGCTGCATCGGGCTCAGGCAGGCGCTGAGCCATTGAAGGCGGTCCTTAAGCTCCATGGGCAGGTGCATGATGCCATCGGGTTCCGGCTGCCGCTCCACCTCGCCAAAACGGGGCAAGATCAAGAACCGGTTGAACAGGCCGTTTGTTACGTCCTTCGATACGAGCGATCGGACGAAGTCCTTGACTGTACTGGCGCCGTAGAAGGAAAGGTGGGGCCGGAGGATCTTCGCATCGCCTCGAGCCAGGGATACGTCGGGGCTATATGTTCCGGTATTCGTTCCCCACAAGGACCGGAGCCCCTCACTGATCGCCGACTGCGACGTGGACGCATTCTTCGATCGGAGGCCAATAAGCTTGTCAGCGAACTCGTCAGCGATCATTACCTTCGACGCGTTCGTGTGCAGGGCCATGACCAAAGCGGGGAGGGAAACGTTCCAGCCGCAATGGAGGGCGGAGGATCCCTGAACCTCGTCTAGTGCCATTCTTATCGCGTCCTGTGGGTGCTGCTTCCCCATGCCCGAGGGTGCGATCGCGCCGATATACAAAGCTGCTGAACTGGGTCGGGTCCGGGAGTATACCTTCCGCCCGATCAGCGTACCAACGATCACCAATGCCGCCCCTACGGCGTGAATACGAATAGGCTCAGCCGTCCAGTTGCAAATCCAATCGGCCAATTCCCCGACCAACCCGGGTGGGTGAAGAAACGGATCGGGCAGATCGAACTGGGGAGCTGTTGAGGTGGTGTCGATTGTGTCGACATCGTTCGATATCGGTATTCCGATATCGGCCGGCGCAGCCTTCTTCGCATCAAAAGACCGCCTCAGTCGCTCCGACGCTTCAAAGTCCTCTTGCGTAACAACCTCATATTGGTCCTCCGGCAACTCTCGCGGCTCTGATCGACCTTTTGCCATTCCAGACCGGATCGTCTTCCGTGTCTGAGCCGGTCCATCATCCGCCGACAATTCCGCAGCAGCCGCCTCCAGAAGCGTCACCGCCTCGCCTTCGCCTATCCACCCTGCCCCAACCATTTGCCCGATCTTCATCGCGCTGATGTTGAGCTGGTGATTGCGTTGACCCTTTGGGGCATACCGAACGGCGTCGAGCTCCTCCTCGAGCGCTCGATCGAGATATGCAGCAATTCGCTCGTCCGATGGAGGGGTGTGGCGGGAAAGAGGTGCCGCGGTTAGTGGTATAGGGCTAACGCCTTGGCCGCGGATGATGGATTGGAGCCAATCAGGCAATAAGGGTGCATCGCCGATGGCGCCAAACCCTTCATACCGCCGCCCATCCTCCATCACTGACCCAGGGGCAATGACATAGCCGCCGGCACCACGGACATCGATGCCTGGCGGCAGTGCTCCCCTGCCATTCCCTAGCGCCTCCCCGTCTGGCTGGCGGAAATAGAAGTGCGTCCCTTGATTGGGTGTCGCAACCGTTGGCACGGGATTGGGGTCGAACCCGTTCTCGTGCATCAAGTGAGCGACGGCCTCGACGCCATCATCAGCACCGTGTCGATCCGCGTCGATAACGACCAAGCCGCTTTTTGCCAGATCCAAGCCAACGGCTGCATCGGGCCATCTGCGCCACCATCCCTGGACCTTAACCCGATCCGATGTGGAAGCTGAGCGCCAGAACACTCCCGGCATAGGCTTCTTGGCGTTCGCCCCCCCGTTATGGCAGGGGAAGACCGAGAACCCGGCGGCCGCAAGTTCAGCAGCGACCCGGGCATTCCCGACAACGTCGACCGCGGCGCTCAAAATGGTGCCTCGTTGCGCAATTTCGTCTGCAGAGCGTCTCGATAGGACCCAATGAAGCGCCGGCAGAGTTCGCGCCATTCGGTTTCAGACAAAGAGCGGAGATCAGTCTTGCCGATCTCCTCACAATACTGCTCGACGGCTGCGCCGGCT